AGGTCATTATGACAAATCACTTTAAACATCACAAAATGAAAAAGAATTTTAACAATCAAAACTTTGAATGGCTATTTGATGACATCGCGTCATCTATGCCAAAGATTATCTTTGTAGGTATTATTTTAACCTACCTTATCACAGCAGCTCTCAATGTGTACTTTCTACCCTTACCATTAATGCTTTCTATTCCTGCCTCTCTTATGCTCCAGTTTGGCAGATTTGCCATTGTATTTATTGACTTTTTAAATCCAAGTGAGAAGAAATCACCTTACCCTGCCAAGGTTGCGGCAGGTGCCACGGTAGTAGCTTTGTTGGAATTGTTTTTCTCTATACAAGGTCAAACAAGTGGAGCAGAGTTTTACGCAATGTTTATTTTTATAGGTACTGTTATTTGCTTTGGATATTTCTTAGAGATACAATTTATACAGAAGGGCATAGAAGCCTATGGTATTGGCATGAAAACACCAAGGAAGCGCAATGTATTAAAGAAGGATAAAGAGCCCGTTAAAATGAACACAGAGGTGCGCAGCGTACAATTATCTTTAGCAATCATGTTAGTGCTGGGAGTAACTACTATAAATGGACAGAATAATCATTTTTTTGCATATAACACAATGAGCCTTGAAAAGATAGGAAATAAAATGCTGGAAAGATGTTATTACAGTGAGGCAAATGATTCATATACTGTTGATACAATTACCTATGATATGTTATCCGGAATAAACTTGTGGGATGGTTACAGTAGGACTACTTATGATAATACAATGTTCATGACCTACGGCACACAGCACTTTGAATATTTCCCATTAGCAGGGATATGGAAGTATGGTAATAAATACTATGACTACATTAGTTTATTAAAATTTGTAAGTAAATATGTTAAACGTAACTTTCTAAATAAAAAAATAAATTATGATGAAATTCGTAGGCATAGATCCAGCCATGAGGCTAAACGGTTTAGCAGTATGCGTGATTGATGATAAGAAAGTGTATTTTGGAAGGTACAAGAATTTGGCTGCATGGATAATGGATAGCCTAACATGGGAGAGAGATTGTGCCATAGTTGTAGAAGATTCTTCCCTCCAAAATATTACTTTTAGAAAACACGCAAATGTTAAAGCAAGCAATAAGATTAGCCGTAATGTCGGCATGAATCAAGGTGCATCTAGAACAATCATTGACCTATTAGAATTGAATGGCCATAAAGTAAAAGGTATTTCACCGCAGCACAAAGGCAGCAAATGGACTATTGATTATTGTATGTCAGTTATAAAGGCAATGAAGATGGAGGTGCATGGAAACAAAAAACTTTCACAAGACGAAATAGATGCTTTTCAAATAGCATTAATTTCTAAAACTTATTACGAAAATGATGCAAATAAAGGTTATAGAAAAGAAGCTCCACCGGTTGACATTGGCATACATCGAGGAGACGATGAGACGAAAGATTAATTATTTTTACGTTGATTACTTAGCCACCAGGATAAGACAAGAAGAAACTAAACTAACACTTTTAAAAATAGGCAATCATGTCAATAACTAAATTATTAAACGACAAGGAAATAAAGCAAGGTTTTATGTTGGTAGAGAAATATCCAAAACCTATCAATAAAAATAATGTTGTAAACACAAATAGTGCCTTGCTGCAATTTTACTCTGGCAACGATGGTGCAGGTAGAAAGTTTTACCAGTACATGAATAAAGAAAGATTACAAGCAATTTTATTTATGATAATAAATAACACAAGTGAAAAAGAGGATGTAAAAGTAAAAGCCAGTGTTCTCTTTAAAAAACTCTTTTACAGTTGAGTGATGTTTACTTAGTATTTTATTTGCCGCAGGTGTTTCTCCTGCGGCTTTTTTATTACCATTCCACACCTTGCCCAATGGCATATTCAAGGATACCTTTAGCGTGAGCTTTAGCAATAGCCTCTTGCCATTCTCTGTCTATCATTAACACAGCATCGTTATAATTTGTAAAGAAACCGTTTTCAGTTAACACTGCTGGCACATTTGTTGCATTTAACATTTGAAACCTTGCCTCTCTGTCTAAGTCTCCATCACTGTAATCATGCCTATGCACCCAGCCAGGAGTAGCATCTTTTATTTCATTCCCTATCATTGTTGCCAGTTGATCCGACCTTGTTTCACCTGGTGAAGTAAAGACTTCCCATCCTCTGGCAGTTGTTGACGATGCTGCATTGCCGTGAATGGATACAAGCACAGTTGCCTTGCCTAAGTTAGCATAGCTATTTACGAGCTGACAGCGTTTGTTTAGTGATGTGTCATTTATTGGCTCATATACTTTTTTAACTTGAAAGCCATAATCAATTAAAAACTGTTCAAGAAAATTAGCAACGGCACGGTTAAACACTCCTTCAAAGAACCAACCGTAGGAATGAAATTTACCATGTTTATGTTGGAAACACTTTGATGGATAGGTGACATATTTGTCTGGGCCTATCCCCTTATTAAGTCCTCCATGCCCAGCATCCACGCATACTACAAAATCATTTGGTTTCATTCTGCAAATTGAAAATTGTAATTTAATTTTAGGTCAGAACCAATAGTATATTTCATCCATATACCTGCACCAGATTTAGGTGCTAAACCTTTTTCAATAGCATAGCCATTAAAATCTATTGGTGCGTTTTGATACGTTCCCGTTTTAATGTGCCATTGTTGATCTATGCTTTCACCGTATCTTGAAATACGATTTCGTGTTATTGGTATTATCCATCTGTCGTGTGTATGCCCACTAATAACAACATTTGCATCTGGAAGGTAAACGGCTTTTCTTGCAGTCTGGATAGAATCGCGTGTTACTGGCCCACCTCCTCCATAACCATGATGATATCCAATAATTAAAGGTACTTTTGTACCTTCTTCTAAATAAGCAAAAAATCTGCAGTAAATATATCCGGAGTAATTACCTTGACTCATTTCTAACTGATAACAAATTTTATCAACTATTCCATATTCAATGCGTTTTTCAACGCTTGTTTCATGGTTGCCAGGTGAATAGAATGCTAAAATAGATTTGTATGGTGTTAAAAATTCTACCACATCTTTAATGACTTCATCTATATATCTTGCAGTATTGTATTTTGGGTTTAAATCTGCTTTATTGCTACGAGGGTCATATTTGCCTTGCATCAAGTCTAACAAATCACCAAATATAAATACTGGTGCATTTCGTTCTAAAGCTAAATCAAGGTGTTCTTTTAGCTTTACTCTATCGCAGTTAACACTATCTAAATGTACATCTGATATAAGTAAAAAATACCTATCTTTTTGGTACACTTGAAAATCTAAAAATTCATAAGTATTGGGAAATATTTTCTTTAACATCGTTTTTTTTTTAAAAAGGGGAATAGAAATTAATCTACTCCCCTCGGCTGCCTAAGGTAGCGATTCTTCTGCGCCTATAATTTAAAACCAATCAATGCAAAAGCTGCGCCAATGATTGATAACTTAGCTGGAAGTTTTACTTCAATCTCTTTCCCTGCGCACTCTTTTGAAGTCTCTTTAATCTTGTCCCAAATAATTTGAGCAAGTTGGATGTATTCACGCCAAGTAAATTTAATTTTGTTGTTTTCTAAATGAACATTGATTTCACTTGCAAGTTCCGCAAAGTTCATTGAGTAACAAGCCACGTCGCCCATAGGTGACTTTATTGAGTCTGCATTTTTAAGGGCATCTTTTAAATTAGTCTGCATATTATTTGTTTTTACTTTTTAAAAAATTTTGAAATTAATGTCCCTAATTCAACGCCAGTTATCCGCTTGATGTTTTCCGCAACGCTAAATAACTCTGTTCCAGATATCATCATTGCCACCATATAAGTAATTGGAAAAGGTATATTAAAGGTATTTTTTGCACCTTCAAAAATAAGGATGGCTACAAAATAAACGACTATCTTTTCCGTAGTCCTATACAATCCTTTGCTGCTTATCTTTTGCCCTTCCTTTTTTGCTGCCTTAATTCCTGTGATTGTGTCAGCGAAAACAACGGCAACTGTAAACAGAAGGAAACCTTTGATGGGAACAAAAAATGAGAATATAAAACCAGTAGTCAATGCAACGGCAAAGAACTCATAGCTTTGATGTAATAATTTTAGTATTATTGCTTTCATTATTCAAGTTTTATTAGTCTCACGTCTCCATCCACCGTTGCAAATTTGCCATCAGCGTACTTGTACAAGTCGTATTTTATGCCGTTAAAAGCAAAGGAAACTTGATTAGTAAATGTAGATAAAAGTAGATTGGTTGAAATAGTGTACACCTTGCCATTGTCTGGATTAAAGATTAAACGCTTGTTTACATTTAATTCAATCTTACCATCTATAATTTCACCGTTAAAATTTAACTTCCAATCTCCCAAAAACTTTGCCGTGTCTCTTTGAGCCGTTGTAAAATAAACAGGCTTGCCGCTTATTTGAACGTGCAAATCATTGTAGTAATTAATCCTTTGCACTGACTTAGCCTTTGTAATAATAGGCTTGGCATGAATGGCAATCGTATTACTTTGCCTTTCAGCATCGGTAACAAGGCTTTGAATGGCAGTTGCACTATCGCCCAATATTTGCTTTGAGCCTGTCACGGTTGAATCAGACAAAGTAGTTTGCTGAATAATGTAATAAATGTTTCCTTGCTTTTGAATGTAAACAGTGTCTTTAACAACGTCTTGAGCAAAGGAAAACAAGGGAAGGAATAAAAATAGATATCTCATTTTATTTATTTTCGAGGTTAATAATTCTTTGTTCAAGGGCTTTGATGAGGGCTTGTTGTTCCTGTATGGCTTTGGTTAGCACTGGGATAAGTTTAGAATAATCCATATAAATACTCTCTCCATTTGTATTTACAGAATTGGGAATTATAGATAATATATCTTCTGCAATAAATCCATTTTCATTATTATCTCCATATTTGTCACTATTAACCCAATTAAAATTAATTGGATTTAATAATAAAATTTCATTTAATCCATAATGAATAGGCGTTATATCTTTTTTTAATTCGTAGGATGAGGTTCTTACTAAAGTCCCAGTATTATCTATACTTAATCCAGTTGTACCACCGCCTATAAATTTACCAAAAGCAGCATCTCCATTTCCTTTAAATTGTAACAAGTCAGTACCTCCATAATTACCAAATATCATAGCATTTTCCGCTGCACCTAATGCTTGTATGGTTGTTCCATTTTTTTTGGCTGCTCTAAAATTAACAGCATTTGATGTAGGTGTAGTTACACCCATTATGCCGTAAAAATTTAAAGCGCCAGGTGTTGCTGCGTCTGTTGCAGCAACGAAAGAAAATCCACCATTATTTGTATCTTCTATTGTTGCAGATGAATAGGCATTATTTGGCAACCAACCAGTCACTCCGTGACTAACGTTTGGCGATTCTTGTGTCATAATTGTAAAACCACTACTTGGTTTTAATGATAAATTATTGCCAAATGTCTTTAATCCATTTACCGTTTGAGTTCCATAGGTGTTAACATATTTTATTGCGGTACTATCTACACCACCGCCACTGTATTGAGGTATATTTAAAGTTGCTCCTGTCAATGTTGATGCACCGCTTGTGCCTGTTGTAGTAAGTGTTAATGTATTTTGTTTTGCCGCAAATCTTGATGTAAGATTTAAAGATGATGTATCTGCATCACGGAAATATGGTATTAACATAGATGCCGTATCAGATATATTTAATTTAGTGGCAAATCTTGATGTAAGATTTAAAGTAGTTGTATCAAAGGTTGAGCCTCCAGCCTGTGACCATCCATTACTTGCCGTTTTATAATGCCATAGTAAATTTGTAGTCGTATCAAGTAAAAGAAAAGCACTTGTATCTTGTTTGTTTGCCCTTGTTATTTTGCTTGTTGCAGTAACTGTATCAATGGATGCTTGACCTCGCCATATCAGCCCATCGGCAGTCGTTTGTTCTCCGAGCGTTATCTTTTGATTGCCGTTGCTTGGATACTGTGCCCATGCAAGGCAAGGCAAAAGGAAGAGGAAGAGGGGAAGGAGTTGTTTCATGTTTATGTTTTTAGTTATTAATTGGTACTTCTTTGCATAATTATCCAATTTGACCCATCACTTACAAGGGTAACGGCTTTATTATTTGTTGGATTAAAAATTGCTGTACCTGCACTACCAGTAGGAGGAGAAGTAAAAGGTATAACATTAGAAGATGCAGATTGCACTTGCCCTGTGCCTGTTTGCCTAATATGCAATTCTTTGCCGGGATATGTAGCTGCGTTTGGTAATGTAAGAGTTGTTAAAACACTTGTATTTATAGTTAACCAAGTAGTATTATTATCAACAGTATAAGATGAACTTGTTGTTGATGTAAAAGTCCTTGCTAAAGTTTGCATATTTACAGTTCCACTAAATGTTTTATTACCTGTCAATGTCTCCGTACATGATTTACACGCTGCACCTAATTCATTCCTTGCATCTGCCTCGTTTGCTCCTCCTGTGCCACCATTTAAAACAGGCAATGGCACACCGCTTAATGATACTGCCAAAGTGCCACTTGATGTTACAGGGCTGCCAGATACGGAAAGAAAGGTTGGTACACTCATTGCTACACTGGTAACACTGCCTGTGCCTGCGCCTATCGTTGTTCTTGTATCAGCTGCACTTAATAAAGTAATAGTATTGTTAGAATTTACTTTTATAAATTTATCAGAAACACTATTTGTTAAGGTAAATAATGAAATACCACTTGTTGTGCCTCCTAAACTTATTCTTGCATTTGCTGCGTCTGTGGCACCTGTACCGCCATTTGCCAAAGGTAAAGCATTACCACTATATGTCAATGCCAAAGTGCCGCTTGTTGTAACAGGTGAGCCACTAACAGTAAATATAGATGGTGCAGTTAACCCTACACTTGTAACTGTACCACTGCCTCCACCTCCTCCAGTATATTGTGGTATATTTAATGTAGCACCTACTAATGTTGCAGCTCCACTTGTTCCTGTTGTGGTTAAAGTAATAGCTGCTTGTTTATCATTAAAAATATTAAAATTTGCAGCAGTTAAAATGCCATTTACTGTTGTACTTGCATTACTTAATAAATTTTGCTTACCATTAAAAGTATTCCAATCTGTGGATGTTAAATAACCATTCCTTGATGTTGTAGCACTTAATAATTCTATAACAGGTGTAGTTGTTGTGTTTGTTATTGATAATGGATTCCCAGATGTGCCAGATGGTGTAACACTTGTAACAGTGCCATTACCACTTCCAACACCTGCTCCTATGGCTGTGCGAAAGTCAGCAGCAGATAATGCAGTAACAGAGTTATCAACGTTGAACCTTGGAAAGGTGATTGCAGAAGGATTAGTTAAAGTAAACATTGATTGTCCAATAGTAGTACCTCCTAAACTTGTTCTCCCTGTCGCTGCTACTAAACCTGTGCTACCTCCATCCCATTTTAGCCTGTCAGTAAATGCCGTATTCCAATTACTTGAATTGTTAACTATACTTGTTGCCCATGTTGTGCCTGTTGATAGGGCAATGCCTGCCTCTGGATATGGATTACCCTGCGCGGAGGAAACAGAGCCGATGCCGGAAACTGTAACTAAGGTATAGTTTTCACCTACCTTGTAAGATGTTGCTACTATCTTAACCTTGTTTGTATCAATAACGGTAAATTGGTCATTTAGTAATAACTGCCCGTTGCGGAAAAGTAAAATAAACTGCCTTAACTGAATAGGGAATTTAGGAAGTATAGTAAATATTAAAGTGTCACTTGTAACATTTATGTATTCCTGTTTAATTATTTTTATTGTATCATTTCCTATTTGTACTGCTACAATGCTATCTCTTACAAAGTCATAGACTGTGGATGTGTCAACTCTTAGTGTGCCAGTTGTTGTTATAGGCCCACCAAGTAATCCGTAACCACTACCTACACTGGTAACTGTACCTGTGCCTCCTCCACTGTATTGAGGAATGTTCAAAGTTGCACCGGTTAAGGTAGCAGCTCCGCTTGTTCCAGTAGTAGTTAAAGTAATGTTATTTTGCTTTGTCGCAAACCTTGCAGTAAGATTTAATAAAGTTGTATCTGTTAATTCCATTAATACAGAAAGGTCTGCGGAGACTGTGCCAGTGGTTGTGATTGGATTAGGTGATACTGTAATGCCTGTACCTCCAGATATTGATGTAAGTGATCCGCTGCCGCTTCCACCTCCACCACCGCGTGGTAAAATGACAGTATAATTTTCACCTATTTTATAAGCAGTTGAGCCAATGACAACAGAGGCATTTGTAGGTACAGTGTATTGGCTTGGCAAAAGTATTTGACCATTCCTATATACTTGCAAAGATGTTGTATCGTTTACTACTAAAGTATCTGTTTGTGTCCAGGTTAAAGTGCTTGATGATACATTTCTAAAATCTTGCCTTGCGTAAAATCTGCCGCTTGTGTCTGCGTATGCTTTAGTGGCGTAGTTGGCTAACATTGCTGAAGTATCGCTTATTAAAAGAGCAGCAGTTGTATCTCTCCAAAGTCCTTCACTACTTTTATAATATAAAGATGCTTTGTCAACAGGTGATGTAATTACAACATCATGTAACTCGTCAAGCTCTTGACCGTTGCGAATTTTAACAAATACTTCACCACTTCCTGCATTGCTTTTTACACATACACCAATATAAACACCATGTATAGGTGCTTGTGGTTTAATTGATGTTAATGCGCCTGCTGTTGTGCCGGATAAATAAACAGCTGAATCTGCGGTTAAAGAAGATGTGTTTATATTTGTTAATAATCCTTCTGTTATTACATAGCCGCTTTGATTGTCCGCTATGCTTTCCGCAACAATACCAAACGTATTTGCGGATGTTGGATCGCTTGTTGCTAAGGCTTTTGCTACTGTTATTCTGTTACCTTGGCTACCAGATAAATAAACTACATCACCCTTTGCCAATGTTGCGCCCGTTCGATTGTTTACTCGTTGATGTAATTGTTGCCCTATTACATTTGTCACTAAGCCACCTTTTAAGCCTTGTATTAAAGAACCTTGTGAATCATTATATTCTACCTCACCTATTCCGACAGTGCCATCCTTGGCAGTGTTAAAGGTAATAGAATCAAAAGGCATAGTTAAACCTCCTCCTGCACCACTAATGGCTGCCCATGAACCTTGCTTAAATACATATAAAGAACCGCTAACAGAGTCAAGGATAAGATAAGCTTTTACATTTTTATCTGCATAGCTTGTGGGCTTTGTTATTGTGTCTGTCACTCTACCTCTCCACACCAAGCCGTTGCCACTTGTCTGCCATCCTAATCTCTGCTTATTGCCTGTAATAGGGTAAGGAATGGAATCAATAGAGGCATAAGATATTCCTGACACCAAAAGAAATGCAATAACAAGTCCTTGCCGTTTGTTGCCTACTTTGTCAATGGCTTTGCCGATAAACTTTCTGGCTATTCCCATTACTAATTCATTGGCTAAAACCTTGGCAATGTTTCCAACGGCTTTTAAAAACTTTCTTTCTTTCTTTGGTGCTTTTATCTCTTCCATTATATTATGTTTATTGCAAAGACAATATAATTACTGCCATCGTAATGTGTGTTAGAATCTATGGTAATAGTAGCAGGTGCCGTTATACTATATTGACTATCTATTAATTTCTGACCATTCTGGTAAACATGGATAGCAGCATTTAAATTAGTTACTGGCAACACTCCATTATTTTGTGTCCAGGTTAAAACATTGGATGAAGCTGCAAGAAATTCTTGATTGAATATTGAAACGGCAGAGCCATTTACTGTAACATTATTTATTGTTTCTGTGACATTATTATTTACCACACCACCACTGCCTGCATTGTTTGCAACATCGGCAAAGTCGCGAGGTTTAGATAAAACTGTTCTTTCAGTATAATTAGGCATCCAATTCTATTTTAAAGTAATCACCTTGCCAAATCTCTGTTTTTAAATCAAAACTACCTCTTTCAAAAACGTAATATCCAGATGAATATTCTATGACCTTGTGAGGAAGGTAGGGATTGTCAACTGATAAATTTTGAAATGGCATATCAACCATTCGTAATTTTGGTGTAAGTTGTCCTC